TAGTTCCAGCAGTAACCGCATTTGCCGCTATAGTATTTGCTGTAACTGCATTGGCTGCTATAGTTCCAGCAGTAACCGCATTTGCCGCTATAGTATTTGCTGTAACTGCATTGGCTGCTATAGTTCCAGCAGTAACCGCATTTGCCGCTATAGTATTTGCTGTAACTGCATTGGCTGCTATGGTACCTGCTGTTACCGCATTGGCTGCTATGGTTCCCGCAGTAATAGCATTTGCATCAATCTTACCTGCAACAATGGCATTTGCTGCGATATTATTTGCAACTATAGTATTTGCTGCGATTTGATTCGCAGTCACGGTATTGCTTGTGATTCTATTGCCAGGCAAACTATTGCTGATTACTGTATTACCAGGCAATGTATTTGGTCTGATCACATTACCGATAGCACCACCACCTACGATCTCAATCGTTGCATTCAACAATGCGATATTTGGTGTAGGTGTCACATCAAATATAGTTGGGCTACCATTGCTTGTAACAAGTGTTACATAAGTATTTGGTTCCAATAAACCAGTACCACTGATAAAAAACACATTGCTACCAACAGTGATATTTGGTACAGGATCGCATGTGATAGTGTTACCTACGCTATTAGCATTTCCAGCAAGCGTGATCACAGGATTGGTAATTTGAGTACCATCCCATATAAACAAATTACTGACTGGACTAACTTGCCCAGCAAAATCATTTCTTGCAGTAATACTAAAATAATAACTTGCTGCTGGTAAATCATTGATATCAACATTAACATTGTTGATACCAATATTATTTGCGATATCTGTGCTGTTAGTAAATGCTGTACCTACTGCCGGTGATACTGTGCGATATAAAATATGTGTTTGGACATTACTAGTATTACCATAGTTAAAGTCCATGTATATGACGCTACCTTGCTCTGGTACTGCGCTTGTCACAACAAATGAAGTTATTCCACCGCTAGTATCAGGGTTAGTATTTGCTGTTGGTTGTCCTGGCGTCGTGATAACATTTGGATCTTTTAATCCAGTATTAAATGCAGGAACATAATCTTGTAAAGGGGTATCATCATAAACTGTAGAATTATATTCAAATGCTTCAATTCTTGCTTGTAATGATCCTTCAGTTGTTTTTTCTTCTACAACTTGACTTACGCGAAATTCTTTTTCAGTCCAACCATATACTTCATGTGTGACTTTAATGACATCGCCCGCTAATAATTGTATGCCGCTAAAATCTAGCATGAATGTTATCACTAAGTCCTCACGACTTTGTAATAATCTACGAACACCTAGATATTTTGCTTGAACTGCATTATTAACTAATGGCAATGACATATTCAAACGATTGATTGCTTCGTTTGGACTCATCACGCCAGGCTGAAAATCTTGTAGTAATATTACTTGATAATCTGTTTGATCTTTAATATTACTATTTGGGTATGCGACTTCTAATTGATTATAAGTATCGTTTAAATCTAATGGACTGATTAATATGCCACCAACTAGATTACTGCTGTCTACCTCAAACATAGTATCGGTATAAAGTTTATTGATGACGACTTTCCATTCGCCAGTCAATTCACTATATTGTAACCAACTATCACAACTATCTACAAGACGTTGTAGATTATCCAAACAGTTTTCACCAGTATCTAATGGACCATTGATGCGATATCTTGCTTGTGTTGGTAATGGTGGTGTAGTATCACCATCAGCAGGAATATATTCAATCAACTCATCGCTGTAATCATTTAATTCATATAAACTAGTACCTGCTACTGTTACATCTTCTACTTTATTCAGAGGTATAGCACAACCATAACGTGTATTGGTCATGTAATCATAGATCGCTGTACCTGGTCTATAGACACCTGTACTTTCGCCACTTTCTGTGTTTATGACTTCTACTGTTAATGCGCCTAAACTTGTTGTACCAGAATCAGTATTGTAATTAACTCTGACTACAACGAATGCACAATTTGTCATAGCATAGTTAGGATCACCACTCCAACCAGGAAATATATCATATGCATTGCTAGCACTATTTGTAGGACTAGTGCTACCATTATTATAGAACCACATAGTAATTTTACCATTAACACGTGGATCAATTTGTGGTGGTGTAGTATTTGTAGTTAATTGTGTGACATTTGTGCCAACTAGTGTTACTAATTTACCATCATAATATATGTCACCAAATGATATCGTACCATTATCAGTTTTTTCTGCTAATGCTATAACATAGTACATGGTTTTTTGATCTGGTGTCAGATATGCATCAATGACAGGACCACCTAAAAAGGCACTACCATATACAACTGGTATTTTATTATCTGTTGCAGGAGGTAATTGTACGCGACCACCACCTTCACCACCAGCATTCATGCCTTTCAACATGCGTTTGGCGATCAAACGTGTAGCACCTAATGCTAAAGCACCAGCAGCAAAATATCCTACAGCAGCGGCAAAAAATCCGCCGCCTAATGCACCTGCTATCGCTGTTGCTATCGCTGTAAATATTGCCATCTTATGCCCCTGTCAACCAAGCCCATATGGCTTTTGCTGCTGATATTGCTCCCATCATCATACTATCCTCCTGCTACCCAAACTTCTTCAGTTTTAGTGTAACCAAATCTAGTAAAATCTAAATCTGGACTATTCACTAATTTCGTCATGGTATATAAATGTATTCTATTATTGAGTTTGTATTCATTTGCCAATTCATTATATTTCTTTAACAGACGATAACCAGTTGTCGTATGACGATATTGTGGTTCTACCCAATAAACTAATTCTTTTAATATTCTAATGTCTGGATCCCATATGCTTTGATCAATATAACCAATTATCATACCAATTGGTTGATCATATTCTGCAACTAATGCTAATCCACGACCTGCTAATATATGTGTGTATAGTGTAGTAATATATTGTTCGTTATTACACTCTTTTATTTTTTCAACAGGACTTTCCTCACGAAAATGCCTTAGCATGTTTATGATATATGGTGTATCAAACTTATTTGCTATTCTAATATTCATTTGTTATCTTTCGTCCTGATTAAAATCATCACCGCCTCCGCGGCCCCCACCACCGCCTCCACCGCCGCCACCGCCACGTCCAGGTACAACAACCTTACCTTTTGGATCTTGTCCAAAGTCAAATTGTACCCCTGCTATGCTATAAACATTATCCATACTTTCATCATTACTGTTAAAAAATCTCCAACTTTCTTTGTTTGTTTTTCTTCCTGCAATTCTATTTTCTAATACTGTTTTATAACTGCTGGCGCTGACTGTGACTGTAAAATTATCTACTTCAGCCTCACGATCTTCTTGTATCGCATAACTTGTGATGATGCCAGTAAATCTTGGATATATACCATTTGCTGTATCTAACACATAATTGCTATCATAAAAACCACGCAATACTTGTATCTCACTACCACGTATCTTTGTGTCTAACACTATAAAGATATTATTACCACTGACACCTGATAATGCTATAGTAGTATCACCTGCTGTAACACGCAAATTACGATTCTGTGTACCTACTTGTAATAATCCACCTAATGCTAGATATGTTAGATTGCCCATCTCTAAGTCAGGCAGTACCTCATTTTTATATGAACTGCTAAAAGTGTGTATGCTAATATCATATGCTGTGCCATTACCACCGGCATTGCCTGTTGGTTTGAATACTGTACCGGGTGTATTGCTTATCGCACCTATGCTAGTCCAATTAGTATTACCGCTATCTACGATCTGATAGTATCCACTATAGTTTGGCCAATCATTGCTAGTGATATTTGCTGCAGGTGTCGCTGTAAATTCGTTAAAGATTTTTAATTTAACGAATTCAGCATTGATGATCTGTGTTGCATTATTGCTAACTTGTGGTATATTATCCATTACGCTGCTGATCCTACAAATTCATATAGTTCAAATACATCACTAAATTCTACTCTTGCTTTATTCAATACTGCTCCAGTAGTATTGTTTAATGCATAATTACCTGGTACTAACTTATACGTAGGCATATTGGGACAGAACAAATTAAATGTGCAACCGCTACCTACTGTTAATCCTGCACCAACTACGCTTGTCGTAAAAAAGTTTGGTCTATTGGTTGTTAATGTAACTGTTCCTGTACTACCACGTACAACTTGATTAACTACTGTAAATGGATAAGGATTAGCACCGATCTGTATCAAATCATTTGGTTCAAACATAATCACAGTTGGTGATACTGTAGGCAAACCTGTCAACACTAAAGTATTACCTGTAAAACTCTGTACAGTAAACAATGCTAACTGACCTGTACTTAGTTGTCCTTGATATCTAAAAATAAAACTAATACAACTATTATTAAAATTGATTTCCTGTGGGCTATATCTATCTAAGTTATCAAGATATTCAACTAAACTACGTGCAGCGTTCCAACTTAATACAGGAGGCATATCTATTGTAAAACGCCATGGATTACGTGTTGGTGTCAAACTTGTGCGAGGTATCTCATTGCGTGTAATTTGTACGCCAACAACTTTACGACGATTGATTTCTATACTACCTGCTTGATTTATAATGTCTTGTAAACCTGCCATGTTATTATCCTACTGCATAAGGCAATTCTTTTCTTGCCATCGTCATTGTTCCAAACATTGTTTTTCTATTCTCATAGAAGAATTGTGCTACAGATTTGCTGTCTATAGCACTGATATTATATGTGTTATATGTGTTAGTTACTGGTGCATTGACTGCTCCAGTAGCAACACCTTCAGTTGCACCTAATTTATTATTTGGTATCACAGTGCCTGCACTTTTTGGTATGAATAATTCAGGTCCTTTTTCACCTACCATATATGGTTGACCTGCTTTTGCTGGTCCACCTTTGGCTAGTCCTGGAATAGGAATACCAGCGCCACCAAATAAACTTGCGATTGCTCTAAAGATTAATGCTTTAGCGATCATTTTAGTTAAATCAAGAAGTATGCTTCTTGCAAAATCACTAAATTTAAATTTGCCTGTTTCTGCAAACTCATCTATTGCATTGCCTATACTGTCCCAACCTTTTTTGACTGCCTCTTGTGCCATATTGATTGGTTTGAATTGTTCTGCTATATCACTTAACGCTTTTTCTGCGCCGGCGTTATAACTTTCTTCTAATTCTTGTTTGCGCTTAAAATATTCTTGGTCTATCTGTAATTTGCCTTCAGCAACTTGTCTGGCTAATTCTAATTGTTGCTCTAAATTAGATTTTTCACGTTGATATTGTTCATCACTGAGGGTACCTTTACGCTGTTCTAAATCTATTAAACCTTGCATAGCATCTAAAATTTTATCACGCATTTCTTGCTGCACGGTTAATAATCTTTGCTGTTTTTCTAATTCATCATTTTCTAAACCAATTAGATCAAGTTCTGCTTGTAGATCGGCTAATGCAGTATCGGCACGATATTGCTCAAATGTTCTTTGCAACTCTGCTTGCAAATCTTTTTGCGCATCTATTTGTCGTTGTGTTGCGATTACAGCATCAGCGGCTTGAGTCATTTGGGCATCGCGTGTTTTCTTCAATATTTCTATTTGTGCTAGATATGCATTGCGTAAATCTTCTTGTTCAGGTAAAAGTTCACTTATTTTATCTTGGTATTCTTCTATTTTATTATTGAAATCATCATATACATTACGCTGTGCTTCTAGTATTGCTTTTGCTTCTTCAGACATCAACACATAACTTGCACCTGCTTGCAATGCAGAGAGTGTGGCTTCTTTTTGTTTTATGAAGGCTTGAGCATTATTTGCTATGGCAGTTGTTAATTTCTCAGTTGCAACTATAATATCGCGTTTAGCCATTGCTTCTTCGGCAACGCCTGGAAATCTTATTCCTGTATCTTCTGCACCTGCTTCTCTTGCACCAAAGTCTCTAGCATCAAATTTCGGTTTTTCGTTATAACCTATTAATGCCGCTGTTGTTGTTGCAATAGCCAGTGCCGCTTTAGTTGCTGATGTTTTTAATGTTTCAAAATGGTCTGAAAGGGTTTTCCAATATCCTAATCTTTTTTTAGCATTTTTTACGACTGTGGCATCATTTGCTGTTTTAATTTTCTTTGTGGCTTTTTCAATACCATCGCTTATAATTTTACCGACTTTTGAAAAATTTGTGAACCAACCTTTTATATTACCAAAGAATCTACTAAATTCTTTGCTTAGTGTGGTTGTTGCGATAGTGACTGCTGACATACCTGCCCTTACAGCCGTAAAGACTCTTACTAATGGAACAAATATGCCAAAAATAGCAAATAGTACTGTAATTATATTTTTAGCAGCATTTATAAATCGTGCAAAACTTTCACTTGTAACATCAATTTTATTTGCAAGACTTGCTAATGGTTCAATAACTCCTAGTAATACCAAACGTAAATCAGTTATACTTTTTTCTAATTTTTGTTGTGTTTGATCGGCAGTTTTTATACTTGCAACATATTTGGCACTATTACGTATTGCGTCATCATAATCATTTGCAAGACCTTTGAGATCAACACCTCTGAACGCTTTGCCTAATAATTCTGTTTGTAATTTTGCACGTAAACTTGCATCACTTATTTGATTCAAACCTTCAATAGTTTTACGCAATAAATCTTCTTGACTTAGTGTACGTAAATCATTTATAGATACGCCAACTTTACGAAATGCTTCTTGCGCACTAGCACTTCCTTGTGCTGCTTCACCTATACTGACATTGAATTTCTGTAATGCATTTTGTGCATCTTCTAAACTACCGCCATTATCTTGTACAGCACGACTAAAACCTACTACTGCTTTTAATGCGATATCAGTGCTATTGCTAACGTCAACCATACTTGCTGCAAAACGCAAATTATTGGCTATCAATCCACCAAATGCTATACCACCTAATGCTGTTTTTAATGCACTAAAGGATCTGTTTAATGTACCGATACGATTATTAAGATTATCAAGGTTACGATTAGCCTGACTAGTGTTTACATTTACATTGACATCAATATTATCAGCCATTTTACTTACCTGCCATTATCTGTTTTATACGTTTGCGTATAAATTGCAAGGTAGGTTCAACCATACCTTTTGGAAACTGCTTTGACCAACCTTCGTTCAATCGTTTAGCATATGGATAATTTGCTGCTATTGTATCTTTTTGTAATTTAGTTTTACGTCTTGCATTACCACTACGCACAGGTGTATTTGCAACAAAGACTTTATGCGCCTCTGTTGGTACTTTATCAAGTTTCTGTTGAATCTTTTTCAACTTACTTGATACTTGTTTCACACCTGTGACGTTTAATGTAATCATCTCTTTACCTTATTCAACATGTTTTGTAACTCGTCTGTAGTATAATCTGGTAATGGAGTCTTGCCACCATTCATCGCTTTTTTATTATGATAGTTCTCAAATGTCAAAGCGCAATCCATGATATACAAATCAAACGTATTACCTCTACTTAAAACTTCGCTTGGTAACATTCCATATCTTTTACCAAGTCCATCTACTTGTAAAATTGACACCATCTTGACGCTGTTAAGATCAAGTGTGTCATTTGTTATTTTCCCAATTGTTCGGTCACCTTTGCAATCGCTTTCATCAAGATAGCAGTTGGCAATATATTTTTATCTGTTAATATTTGTTTACCTTTCTCATCTAAAATCAGTGTTTTAACAATATTAATCAATTCACCTGTATTTTTTTGATCAACATTCGCTAATCGCATAAAGACATCCATAGGTTGACGATCCCAAGTATGAAAAGTTAATGCTTCTCCAAATTCTTTTATTGTGGCTTCGTCATCTAGGATGACTTCTATGAGTTTAGGTTCTGATGTGATTTCTGAAAGTTTCATTTGTTGATCTCCTTTTATTTGTTGTCTAGTATTTATTATTCAGTTGCCTGAATAATTGTCGTATTCTTCTTCTAATAGTTGATTTAACAATGCGATACGAAACGCTTGTTTTGCTTTCATCTGCCTTATTGTCGCTTCCATGTTGGTAAGCATTGGAAGTAATTTAGCCTCATCAGCA